CAGCCGCCGTGATATCCAAGCCAGCCTCACGCGCCAGCCGCAGGATGACAGCCTGATGCACAGACGGCACCCGGCCATCCAGCCCACGCTTATCAGCAGGCATGCGCCAGCGCGCCACCGACGAACTGTTGATGTTCAGCGCCCGCGCCGTTGCGCGAACGCCGCCGAACGCACTGATCACCTTCTCCGCAGGACTCATGATTGCATCCGTTGTGGTTAGAACAACACCGATGATATAACACCAACAGCCAACTGTGAAGGGGATCGCTTGACAATGTTGTCCTTATCGCATCACCTAGTCGGCCATGATCGACGCCAAATGGTTCAAAGCCAAACTGGCCGAACGCGGCATGAGCCAGCGCCAACTGGCCCGCAAGCTGGGCCTCGACCAGAGCGCCATCAGCCTGACCTTCTCAGGGAGGCGGCGCATGCAGTTCAAAGAAGCCGCTGAAATCGCGCACCTGATCGGCCTGCCGGTCTCAGAAGTCTTGAAGAACGCAGGCGTGCCCGTCGACCAGGGCCAGCAGACCATCCCCATTGCCGCCTACTACGACACCCACGGCGAAGTGCATTGCATCGGCTATGACGGTGAGCGAATCGTGCCGCCGATGCCAATGCCCGCAGGATCAACCGCCGTTCAGTGCCGCACCGCAGGAAGCCAACTCGAACACATGGACGGGTGGATGCTATTCAACGGCCCGCACATGCCACCAGAGAAGATGCCGCTAGACACCTTCGGCGCGGTCAAACTGAAGAAAGGCGTCTGCGTGCTTGGCACTGTGCGCCGGGGCTACAAAAAAGGCCGCTACAACGTGACAGGCCCAGCAGGCGCGCTGACAGACGTCGAGGTCGAGCTTTTCGTCCCCACCCTGACGATTACCACCACCCAAACCGGCTAGGGAAACCACCTAGCCACTTTTCCCCATCGTATCGCTTGACACCCGGGTTTAGTGGTGGCCTAATCACATCACCGCTGCGATGAACGCAACGGCAACCAACCCGGAGAATTTCGTGAAAATCGCCCACAACATGCCCAGCGCCGAATACCACGCGCACCCCGCAGTGTCGAAGTCGCTGCTCGACAAGATCAGCAAGTCGCCCCTCCACGCCCGCGCCTACCTCGACGGCGCCCGCGAGGAACCCACCGCAGCGATGGCATTTGGCACCGCCCTGCACACAGCGGTTTTGGAAGCCGAACGGTTCGACACTGAGTACAAGGTGTTCGAAGGTGACCGCCGCACCAAGGCAGGCAAGGAAGCCTACGAGGCGCTGCTGGCAACCGGCGCAAGCATTATTTCTGCCGCCGACTACGATGCGATTACCGCAATGACGATGGCAATCCGCCAGCACAAGGTCGCAGGCAGCTTGCTGATGGACGGCCACGCCGAAAGCAGCGTGTTCTGGCAGCATCCAGGCACCCGGCTGGAATGCAAAGCCCGCCCGGACTGGTGGCGCAACGATGGCATCGTGGTCGACCTCAAGACCACCGACGACGCCAGCCCCGCAGCCTTCGCCCGCAGCGTGGCCACCTACCGCTACCACGTTCAAGCCGCCCACTACATGATCGGCACGCAGGCCAAGCGGTTCGTGTTCATCGCGGTCGAGAAGAAAGCACCCCACGCCGTCGCGGTCTACGAACTCGACGCCGACACCCTGCGCATGGGACACACCCTGCGAGAGCGCGACCTCGACCAGTACGCAAGCTGCGTCGAATTCAATACGTGGCCGGGTTACCCCGCCGAAATCCAAACCCTGGCCCTCCCGAAGTGGGCCACCACCGGGAGCGAAGAATGAATGCAGCAGATATCAGCGTCCACGAAGTCAAAACCGTGACCATCGAAAAAGCAACGACCCACGAAACAGCCACCGGCGAATTTACCGCGCGATACATCACCATCTGCAAGGAAAACGGCACCACGGTGACCGTCCAACTCTTCGCCAAAGGCGACGAACTCAAAGTGGAGATTCAATAATGAGCAACGAACTGACAACCACCCAGGCCAACGGCCCCGCCCTCTTCCGCGCCAGCACCGACGCGGCAGGACTCTGCAGGGAAATCGTGGTCGCCACCGCCCGCAACATCCAGGGCCGCAAGTACGTGCAGGTCGAAGGCTGGCAGGCCATCGCCATCGCCCACGGCTGCGTAGCCAGCGCAGGCAGCGTCGAGCGCATCGACGGCGGCTACCGCGCCATTGGCCGAGTGATCCGCATGGACAGCGGCCAGGAAATCTCGACAGCCGAAGGCTTTGTCGGCGACGACGAAAGCATGTGGGCCAAGCGCCCCGAGTACGCCCGCCGCGCAATGGCACAGACCCGCGCCATCAGCCGCGCCTGCCGGTCGGCATTCGCCCATGTGGTGGTGATGATGAACGCGGGCCTCAGCACCACGCCTGCCGAGGAAGTGCCACCCGGTGGCTTTGACGATGACGCGCCAGCGCCAGCACCGCTGGATCTGGCAAGCATCGAACAGGCCGCAGACATGCCTGCCCTGAAGGCCGCATTCGACGCCCTGAACAAGAAGCACCGCGACGCCGACAGTCGCGCCAAGATCACCGCCGCCAAGGATCGCCGCAAGGCCATCCTGCAGCAGCCCGCCAACACCGTGATCGACGGCGAAACCGGGGAGGTGATCTGATGGAAGCAAAACACACACCGGGGCCTTGGTCGGTCGGGAGAACACGCCGCTACAAACACCCGGGTGGCGTAGATGGAACGGAAGTTGCCGTTCATTACGGCCCAGCAGAGAGCCGGGGCAACTGCATCGCCTTTGCGTATGGGCATGGCGCGACGGGTGATGCTGAAGCTGACGCCCGCCTGATTGCAGCCGCGCCTGATTTGTTGGAGGTGCTGCAAGAATTTACAAAATACGTCCACACCGAGGAATGCAGCACAGATGGCGCAGTGACGTTCAGCAACAACCAAATCAATCGGCTGGCATTCTTGGCCCGCGCAGCCATCGCCAAAGCCACAGGAGCCGCCGCATGACCACCACCGACCTGCTGCACCCGCGTCAGGTCGCTGAGCGCTACGGCATCACGCCAGAAACGCTCTCGAACTGGCGACGAGAGCGCAAAGGCCCGCCGTTCATCCGCCTCGGAAGCGGCCCACGCCCGCGCGCCATGTACCGACTTGACGATGTTCTCGAATGGGAAAGGAAACACAAGCAATGAAATACCCCCGCACGATGAAGGAGGCATTCGGCCCCTACACGGATGACACCGTGTATCCGCCAGAAATCCCGACCACGCGCCGCCACAGAATCATCACCCGCATCATCTACGCCGCATTGATCGCCTGCATTACAGCCTACATCGTCATGCAAATCCCTTGATCGGCGCAAAACACGACCGAATAAATAAAAACACAGGGGGAAACATGCTCAACATGCAAGACATTCTGCAAGATATCCCAGCACTGCCACCGCCGCCTCTATCAATTCGAATCGATATGGGCGCGGTGCGATACCGCATCGCTTTCAACAAAGCCAGCGCACACAAGCCGTGGAGCTTTGTCCTTGAAAACGCTGCTGGAGAAATCGTCCACCAATCACGCGGCATGAGAACGCGAGACTCTGCAAAAGCCCTCGCCATCACAATGCTGTCGTGGCAACCACGCTAAGACAATGAACATCTCGATTGACACAGCAATCCCAATGGCACTCGAAATCATCCACTCGCTGGAAGCCGAACTCCGCGCAGCAAAGCATGAAAACGCATCGCTGCGCGCTGAGAACGGCGAAATCCAGCGCCGAGTGGTGATGGGGGAGCTTGCGACCGATTGCCGGACATGCCTCCACCACCAAGATGGCAAATGCAAATCTGAGAATCTGTGCATCGATGCGGCTGAATACCAACGCAACAAACTGGTGCAGTTATGGGATCGGTGATCACCCACGCCAACGTCAGGGCCATCGCAGAACGCTTGCAGATCACACTCACCGACGACGAAATCAACTCATTCATGGAAGGAATGGAAATGCGCAATTTCACAGACAGCGACTACGAAGAAACCGACCGCGTGTCACGGCAACTGCAGGAATGCGTCGTCATCCTGGCCGCGTGTGCGATTGGCGTCTTTCTGCTTGCCATTTACCTCTGACAGTTACATGGCAGGCCGGAAGCCCGGTGAGAGCGCACCACACCACCTCGCGCTCAATAGCTCCGATTTGCGCCGGGGCCTGCCGCCCAACCGGAGCGCATGATGAAATGCCCAAAATGCGGAACGCCAACCCAGGTGCTCGACACGCGAGGCGAAACCCGCCGCCGAGAATGCGCGAACGGTCATCGGTTCCGCACAGTCGAGCAATGGCAGCAGAACCTGCCGCCGCGACCCCAGCGCGACCCAGCCAAAAATCCGCCAGTTTAGTATCCGAGAAAAACCCAAGGAAACCGTGGTGGGCGCAGTAGGACTCGAACCTACGACCCGCTGATTAAGAGTCTGATGCTCTCGTCTCATCGCTGCTGACAACTTGCCATCGGCTCCAATCCATGCAATGGCTTAGGCCACGCCACCATCATGGAGCCTCCAGCATGCCACGCGACAGCGCGACCCAGCCGCGACCCAGCATCGAACACGACCCAAAGGTGCCAGGGCTGCAACTGCGCCACCGCGCCACCCGGTCAAGCTGGCACCTGTACTACCGGCTAGACGGAAAAGAACACCGCCCCAAGATCGGAGACTCCCGCATCATCACCCGCCCGCAGGCCCGCCAGATCGCCCTCCAGTGGCTCGCGGAAGTCAGCCAAGGCCGACACCCCAAGCCAGACCGAGAACGCCGCACAGTGGCCGATTTACGCCGCCGCTACGACGAGGCCCACGCCCCGCGCAAGAAGCCACGCAGCCGCGCCGACGACGCATCCATGTGGGAAAACCACATCCTGCCCGCGCTCGGCCACCGCGACGTTGCCAAGGTGACAACCGCAGACATCAGCGACCTGCACCACGCAATGCGATCCACCCCATACCGGGCCAACCGAGTCGCAGCCCTGCTTCACAAGGCATTCAGCCTTTCTGTGCGCTGGGGATGGCGATCTGACAACCCGGTCAAAGTGGAGCGTTACCGCGAGCACAAGCGCCGCCGCGTGCCGTCCGCCGACGAGGTGCGTCGTCTGTTTGCAGCCGCCGAGGCCATGCGCTCCACCCAGCCCTGGTTCGTTGGCATGGTCGAACTGCTGCTCTTCACCGGGTGCCGCTTGCGAGAGATTGCAGACGCTAGATGGGAGTGGCTCCAAGTCGATGCGATCCACCTGCCAGACAGCAAAACAGGGGCCAAAACTATACCGCTGAATCAACCCGCCCGCGAGGCATTGGCCCGCATCCCTAGAATTGTCGGCAACCCATACATCATTGCAGGCCAAGGCCGCTGCCAGATCGTATCGCCCGCAAAGCGATGGCGCGCACTGCTGGACGCGGCAGGAATCGCAGACTTGCGCATCCACGACCTGCGCCGACTCTACGTCAGCACCAGCCTGTCAGCAGGCGTCCCGCTGGATCAGATCGGCCAAGTCGTCGGCCACGCCAGCATCGCCACCACCAGAGGCTACGCATACCTGCAGCAAAACGCCGCACGCATCGCCGCAGAGACTGCGGGGGCGCAATTCGAGAGGATGAAAAAAAACCCGGCCTAAGCCGGGTAAAACCTGCCAGGGAGAAAAATTATCCTACCTTCCAGAACCGCGCCACGGTGTAGACCTCGACCTCGCCGAAGCTGTTAGCATCCCCGTAGCCATTGGTCGCCTTGGTCGTCTCGCATCGGTGCTGAACCTCAAACACCTTGGACGATGCAATGGTGAACCGGCCTGTGATGGTAGAAACCGTCGCCTGCGTCGAGCCGTTGCCGCAGTAGCTCGAAGTGCCCACCAGCGTCGTCGCGGCATCGCTGGTGTTGTAGAGCCTTGCTTGGTGCGCGTTTACCGCAATCGCTGGGCACGCAATCTCAGCCAAGTACGTGCCCGCTGCCAGCGTGATCTGGCTGGTCGCAATTGACGCATGCCCGCCAACATCCGAATGCTCGGTGTTCAGGTCTCGCTTTTGCCACGCCCCGGAAGTGAAGCCGCCGCCATCTGTCCCCGACGCCTTCTCGTCCCGAATTTCGATATAGTCCGCCGCCTTTTGCGCAGCCGAAAGCGTCAGCGTCTTGGATGACAAATCCAGAGCCGCCGCCAGCTTCACCGCAGTAACTGCGGCATCCTGCAGTTCATTCGTGCCGATGGCATCGTTTCGCATTTCGTCATGGCCCACCGAATTGTTGACCATGTTGACGTGCGCCACAGCACTGTCTGCAATCATCGCCCCCGAAATCTTGGTGACCACATCCCGGCCCAGCCTTTCTACTTGCGCAGCGCGTCGGCAATCGACGGTGCGATTTTCTCAACACTGCGCCCGACGACATAGCCGCCAAGCCCGAACTCCACAATGCTCCACAGCTTCAGGTACTCGGCCTCGGACAGATTCGGCGCAGCCCACCCAAACCAGCGCGCCACGATCAAGCCAGCAAACACCAACATCACCATCGGTCGCCAGATCGCCGCCAGCCAATGCTGCGACTGCGCCTCGGTCTTGATGATCTCCGCAGCCGCCGCGTTTAACTGGTGCGCGTTTTGCCACAATTGCGCTGTGACTTCGGCCTCGACCTTGGCCTGCTCTGCCGGGTCTGGAAACTTCGACTTGATGACCTGCCCCAAGATTGGGGCCAGCGCAGGAATGAGTGCCTGAATCATGCTCACGCCTCCAAAAGATTTTCTGCAATGCGCAGCGCCCAGCCGCGAGAGAAAGAAGGCCAAGTATTCAACTGCGCCATGAACGCCAGCCGGTGTCCGTTGAAGCGGGCCACCAGCCTGGGGGCTGGCATCGACTGGATCGCCTGCAGAGTGACAGGCCCCAGCTTGCCGTCAGCGTTCACGCCAACAGCACGCTGCACCGTCTTCACTGCCGTGGCCACACCGCTGTTGACAGCCATGTCGAACACCTGAAACTTCGCAGCATCCGGCAGCGCATCGCACCCGGCTGGCCCCCAGTAGTCGCGCAGATAAATCTGCTTGGCACGCTCAAGCGTCAGCCTGGCGATGTCCTCGCCAGGGTATGCACGCTTGCTGATGCCGTACTTGGTCTCACCCCCTGGGTCATCCGGGTGGTTCACATACCCACCCTCGTGCCCGATGAGCTTGTCGAATGCTTGGTCGAAGTTCATTTGCCGGAATCGTCGTTGCGGTTCTTGCGCCGATCAATGCGCCCCTCGCGGGCCATCTGATCCTCAAAGGCATTGCGGGAAACCACGGTGCTCATGTTGGCAAGCTCGGTGGTCAAAGAGGTGACGGTCTCGCGCAGGCGGTCGATCTCTGTGCGCAGCCTGCTCACCTCTTCATGCAAACGGCTGTTCTCTTCGCGCAGGTTTTCCATGGCGATCTTCATGCTGGTGTGCGCCGATGCGTCGGTGGCATCGTGCGCAAGCACCCGCCGCATCTTTGACCAGATGTAGACACCCGCACCAGCAGCGCCAGCACCCCCGATAATTGCTTGAGAGTCAATCATGTCGATATTCATGGTTTAGACAAAACAGAGACAAGGAAAACGATTGGCACTGCGCCTGCAGCGGTGGCCGCAAAGTCCAGCCACTCAACACCATGCGAACCTGGGCGCACTCGATTCTCCATCCAGTCGCAGACTTCTTTGATTGCACCCGCCACAGCCGCAGCCCACACAGCCACGAACACCGCATCTTGAGTGCGAACGAAGCCGTAATACCCGAGCAAGGCCCACAGAGAGACAGTGACGAGCGCCACGGCAAAGCCAGCGGCGAAGTGGAAAATTTTGTCGCGGGGGATCATGTCTGCGTTCCGACTACAGTTCCGTCAGTATCACTGGTCGGTGCTGTTGCGTACTTAACTCGCAAACGCCCGCTGCTATCCGTCCACATGAAGCTGTAAACACCCGTCTGCGATCCCGGCACCAGCGCTGGATTCAGCCAACCACCGCCAGAGGTCACGAACAGCGACGAGCCATCTGTGATCACGCTGCCGCAGTAGGTTCTGGTCGCATCGCCGGTTTTGATCGGGTACACGGTTGCCGTGTCGTAGGTGAATGCTGTGGTGGACAACTCCAAAGCTGGAGCGCCTGAATTGTCATACAGGTATAGGTAGTACCGTGTGCTTGCCGACAAGCCCGAATTGCTAATGCCAATGCCTGCGTTCGGCACTTGATACTGCACCCATTCACCTGTGGTCGAGGGTGTCCCTCCACCCCCACCGCGCAAACGCAAAGGCATCGAAGAGCCGCGCGGCTTTGCGCGAACAGGCCGCAAAAGAACCGATGTCGTGCTGACTGCCACAGCGTCACATGAAATCGGCACTTCATCAAACTGCCATCCGCTAAACCTAGCTTGGCCTGCGTAATCGAAGTTGTCCCAATTTACATTGCGAACCCGGCAGCTAATCAACTCCGCATTAGCACCGCTAATCTTAAATGCCGTGTATGCATTGTTGCCAGCAGTGGCGCGAATTTGCATGCCGTCTAAATCGACTTGCCGTATCGTATAAGATGAGGCATCAAACTCACACGCAACCGTCGATGTGAACGTGTCATTGTTGTAGAACTGAACATTGCGACCTTTGAGGTTAGATACGCCAGTGACGTACAAGCTGCGCTTCTTGCAATTTTCGAATGTCGTGTTTCGCAAGTCCACTTGCAAGCCGAGGCCAGCCTCGCCCTCGATAAACAAGCCGACATTCTCGCATCCATTCGCAAAAGCACTGGAATCAAGAGTCAGGTCTTGCCCTTTCCAAATCATCCCGCCGCTAGGTGGAATGGCGGCTGCACTTGCTGTGCCGCAAGACTGGAAAAACACTTCATGCAAATGAGTGTATGAGCCTTCATTCCGCCCAGGAGTGCCGTCGCCCTTGATGCCCCATCGAGCACAAGTGTCAATCCAGCACTGACTGACAGTAACCATGCTCCAGCCGTCATCGGTGTAAAGTCCGTTCGCCAGTTCAATTCCGTCGAGCGTCATGCCTTTGATGTACACCTGAGAGATCAGAGTCTCATAGGCATTCACAACCCGGATGCCTGTCGAATTGGCAGGCGAGGTTGTCGTCATGATCATAAAGTTCGACAGACGCGCACCCATCACAGCCTTGTATGAATCTGGGGTGTGGGTCGCGGTGTCGAGTTCGATCATCGGGCCATTGGCTACCCGGTTGTCAAACTTGGTGTTCAGCATTCCGTCGCCGACAAGTTGCATCCCTGACCCAAAAATGCCAGTGAATACTGTCGGGTACGCAGTCAGCGTCGAAGTGACAACATAGGTGCCAGCAGGCACATAGACAGTGCGGCCAGCGGCAGCGTTGAGCGCAGCTTGAATTGCAGCAGTGTCGTCAGTCACCCCGTCGCCAACAGCGCCGAAGTCTTTGACGCTGATGGTTTCGCGCAACTTGCTCTGCACATCCCGCGACACCGCGCCAGTGCCTGCAGGTTGGTAGTAGACGATTGACGCATCGTCTCGACCTTGCACCGCAGCCTGCCCATAGCGACAGCAGATCACCGTACCGTTGCCGGGGGCCGCGCCAAACACGATGGACAGACCGTCGCCTGATAGGGAGTAGTCCGCCCCAGGCACCTGCGTCACGCCATCAATAGACACATCCGTGTTCGCCACGTTGACGGGTGAATTAGTCAAGGCAAAAGAAGTCGTTACTCCATCGCCAGTAAATGTCTGCACGCGCCAATTGGCATAGGTGAGAACAGACGCCAGATCGGCTGCGCCGAAGTTCTGCAGCGCACTCGCGCCGAGATTCCAGCCGATCAACTTACTAGCCTCTGGCGTCGGCAATGTCGTGCTGGCACCAGACGCATCACCATCCGGCAACACAAGCGCCCGCCCAATCAGATCACGATTGCGCTGCGCAATCATCGTCAGACGATCCAGCGCCTGTTCATGCGATGTGGCAGGGAATGGATCGTTCGGCACGTAGTCCACATTCTGCGTGAGAGCCGGGTCGCGGAAGATCACGACAGCCTGCCCGGTCGTGGGAGCCGCCACAAACGTCACAGTCCCGCCCGCAGGATTGCCAGCGCCCGACACGTTGTAGTGGGTGGTCAGCGTCTTTAAAACGCCGCCTTGGTAGACCTTCAGGTCAGCATTGGCAAGAAAGTAGAACGGCACCGAAAAGGCGGTGGTGCTGCCATTCCCAGCGTACTCAACCCGACTCGTGGTCGTCGCTACCGTCATTTGCTTGCCCCTACGATGTTCCCTAAATTCGGCGCGCGAGCGCGATCAATGTCCTGCCCAGGCGCCCACCAATACGTGGTGCCATATTCCCGCTGCGCCTTGGAGCGCATCCGCGCCAAGTACCCAGGCGAGAAGTTCTCCTGCAATTCCTGGAAGATCAGATGATCCAGCGCAGCCTTCGCGTACCACAGGTTAGCGCCAGGGATCAGACCCCGCGCAACCCGCGTCAATTCAGCGCCAGCATTCGTCTCGTCGCCGCGCATGAATTGTATTAGATTGCCGCGTGTTGCGGCATCAATTCCAGCCACAGCACTGGCAACCGGGCCAGCCATTGTCTCGACCATGCTGCGCCCGTTGGCGCTGGCCTCGTTGAAAATGAAGTCGCCATAGATGCCGAGCGCCCCACCCTTGAGCAGCGCCGAAAGCAGATTGCGCGCGCCGTGTTTCTCAAACGGGTTCAGGTTCCTAGGGTCGCGCCCCGACACCAGATCGTTCGTCTCCATCGCAATCGCGCCAAACAGCGTCTGCAGCGCAAGCAGCGAAGCCAGATAGCCAACCTTGCCCGTCGCGCCATCGTAGGCTTTGAGGCCACGCTCGATGTGCCGTTTCAGCATGGCATGGGGGAACGACTTAAACAGGAACACCGAGCGCATCAACTCGCCCTGGAACGTGCCTGCCTGGGTCGCGCCAAGCCACGCACGCTCACGCGCACCCGGCTCGATTACCGCGATGTTCTGTTCTTCCAGCACCACCGACAGCAGACGCGAGGCAGCGCGATCACGGTCGATCTGCGACCACGGCCCCTGCGCCCGGTAGATCGCCTCTGGCGTCAGCACCGTGTGATTGCCGCCCCAGGTTTCCGGCTTCGTCGCGCGCCAAATATCCCAGGTCTGCTGGTCGATCCCCTTGGATGCCAGGAACCTGTAGTCGTCCGCGTCCAGCTTGGTGACGTCCGCCACATTGCGGGTGAGCGCACCAATGGCATCCATCATGGTGGCAGAGAACGCGCGCCGCCGAACCTCGGTGATCGCATTCAGGCCAGACGCACGCATGAAGAATGCCGACATGCGCGACGACCAGCGCGGCCCCATTGTGTCCGCAGAAAAGCGGGCAACATCATTCTGCATGGATTTAACCATCAGCCCCGCCCGAGCAGCCAGCCGCGCCTCTGTGCGGTTTGCCGGGTTGTAGCCACGCAGCGCGTTAAAGAACACCTGCAGCGCCGGTAGCTTGTTCACGCGCGCAGTCAGGTAGAGGGTGCCGTTGTCCGAGAGCGACGTGATCGCAGCCGATCCAAGCAGCGCAGACGATAGGATGGCCCGAAGATCGGCCATGCCGCGCGCAAGCCAATTGTCCAGCGGTGGCGCACCGTTGCCCGACAGATGGTCGTAGAGTCGCTCAAGCCTTGCCACTTTCTCGTTCGCGCCAGCCACAGCCCCAGGCTGCGCGGCCTCCTGGTACGCCTGCCGCAGCATCGTCTCAAACGCAAAGTCCGCATTCGGCCCCCACTGCTCGATGATCGCAATGTCGCGCGACATCGCCCGGACGTGACCAGACAGCACCTCAAACAGATTTCGGTCGGAATACTTGCGGAACGCCTCCAGCGCAGTCCGCCCGTCCTTGAAGTGAATCTGCCTGTGCTGCCCTCCACGGTTCGCCTTCACAGCGCCCCCCGGCATCGGTTCTGGCTTCAACTTGCTGGCCCCATCGGTTGAGATGGTGCGCCACGCTTCACCCAGGAACGCGCGCATTTCGTCGTCGGTGTAGGCCCGCCCGTCCTCATGGACGTAGACGCGCCGATCCACCCACTGCATGAAATCCGTGATGAATGCATCCTGGCCCAGCTTCGTCGTCAGTTGCTGCGACCACGAATGCGGCATGCCCCAATTCACCAGCCGCCCGATGTTGCCACCCGCCGCGTTGAACCGCTGCCGCAGACTTTCCACCGTGTCGGCCCAAGCCTTCGCCCCGGCCTTGACCTCCGCATTGCCAGAATCAATGCCATGCGCCTCAAGCACAAAGGCGTCCTCGGCATCCTTGCGTGAGAACAGACCCATGAAGCGAGGCGACACCGAATCCCACGCCTCGACCAGTCGCCCCATCGCCGTGGCCTCAATGCCGTTTGCAGCAGACTCAATGCTGACAACGTTGTTCTTGCCATCGTTGACCGGGGCCAATGTGCGCTCCAGCGCCGACAGCCGGTCGTCATCAAAGCCCTTCGCAACCTGTTCGTGGGTGTAGGTATCCATGCGATCCCACGCCTCGATCTGGCGGGCCACGCGGGTCTTTTTCAGGCTTGCCTCTTCGACAATTTCCTTGCCCGCAGCCTGCGCACCAAGCCGCAGCCGGTCACCAACAGAGAGCGCCTGCCACGCAGCCGGGTCTTTGCCAGCCTCGCGCCGCATGGCGTCCTTGATGCGCTGCTCAAGATTGCGCGCCTCGGCAACCTTCAGGTCGCGCCCGATGGCCTGCGAGACAGCCTGGATGCAACGGGCCTTCATGCGCCAACCCTCAGCGCGCACTCAACCGCAGGCATAAAGCCTTGCGAAAGTTCCTGCGCCGATGTGATTTCAGCATCGGCCTGCTCAGACAAAAGACGCGCGTCGGGCATGGTGGTGTCGTCCAGGGGATCGGCCCGCATGGTATCACCGCGAGAATATAACTGTCCATCCAGCGCCTGCTCGGCAACCCGCAAAGCAGGTTCGAGGGATAGCTCATAGTCGATCTCCTTCCCATCGACCTCCACCCCGAATCGACCGTTCGCTCCATCGTCGGTTTTTATCACGCGAGCGCGACCATTCGCAGTCACCCACTCTGTCGGCTGCTGGCCCGCCTCGCCCTTTGCCTCCCAGGCCACCCGGCCAAAATCGTCTGAGTAAAGCACCACGTTAAACCGCGCATCCGGCGAATCCCAGCCAGCCGCGCGGGTTTCACCATCGAGGAATCGATGGCCTGGAATGCCGAGTTGGTTCAGGATGACGGAGGCGATCTCGTCATCATTCGCAAACTTGGCTGCTGCGTCCCCATCGCGCCGCGCAACAATCTCATCCACTGCGGTCTTCATCGCAGACTGAAGTTCAGCAGGGGCAGCATCCTCATCGCTGATCATGCGCGACAGTTTGCGGTATGCCTCCTGGCCATCCAAGTCTCGAATCCCTGCAAACTCCAGCGCCCATTTTTTCGCTTCCTCAAGTGTTGGCTCGTTTGAGGAAAGTTTGCCATTGCGGTACACGCTAAACACAGGCTCATCCATGCCCGTCTCTTCAAGCAGCCACTCGCGCTCGATTACCGCCCGCACTTCGTCCTCAGTCTTGTAGTACGCCTTCGATCCATTCCTCCAGGTGATCTCCCACGGAGCAGGCCAACCAGGGCCTACTTCCTTGAATTTGTAGCCAAGCTCTCGCGCCGCAGTTTTCAAGTCCGGGGCCTTGATGTGCTTGATCACCAGGATGTTCCGCGCTGCCTCAAGCTCCCAAGCCCCATCATCCCGCACAGTCCACTCAGGCAGCGGCTGCTCTTTGATGCCCAGCTTCTGAAACGCCGCCCGCACACTCTCTGGCTGCTTCGACAGCGGAGCATCCCAGATCATCATCTGGCCCCAGGTTTCGTCCGGGATGAACTTCCCGTACAGCGCGCCCTTCGGCGGCTCTGGGCGAACTTCCTGAATGTCGGGGCGCAGCTTTCCGTCAACCGTCACCTCATCCAGCGCGCGCAGCCTTGCCCGATCCAGATCTACCTCGGCCTGCAGGTCAGCCCGCGTCTTGGCGTACCTCTGCTCCCAATCCGCGCGCTCGGCTGGGTCGTCAAGCGTTGCAAGGAAGTCATCCATGCGCTTGAAACGCTCGGCAACAAAATATTCGTTGCCACGCAGAATGTTCTCAAACTTCTTGCGCGCACCCTCGTAACCTTCCAGCTTGACCATTGCCACAGAGTCGGCGAGCACCATTTCATCGCCGCCCATTGCTATGTGCACCAACCTGTCACCAATGCGCCATGCTGGCTCGTCCTTCCCGGTGATGGTGATCGGCTCCTTCCCAGGCCGCTCAATGGTCATGGACGCATTCCCCGCCCGCTGCTTCACCAACCGATCCCGATACCGCGTCCGCGCAATCCACTCCTGCTGCGCCAGATAGTGCCCATACCCGTACGCCTGCGCGCCCTCGCCAGTGTTAATGTACTTCCAGCGCATGGCCCCCAGCGGAGCGCCGGGTTCCGGCTTAAACACGGTCGGGCTGCCGTGGAACAGCGTCATGTACCACGGCGCATCCCCGCCCTTCGCCTCCACCTCAGCCTCGCGCGCATAGCGCCGCAGCGAGGCCACAGCCATCATCTGCAGGTCAGCCTGCGTCAGATCAACAAACCGCCCACCGCTTGTGCGGTAGACCCACTGACGAACCGCCGCCAGGATGCGCCGCACCAACGGTAGCTCCGGCGCGTTTTCCACCAGATAGGCCAGCGTCTCGGCGGGCACATGCTCTGGCTTGTTTGCCCGCGCCTCGGCCAGCGCGCGCGCCTCGGCGAACACCGGGTCGGTTCCAACCTTCGCCTCGATGCGCGCCAGCACGTCAGCATAGAGCGCGTCGCCCAGCATCTGCTGCATGCCAGCATGCTCACCAACCTCGTGCAGCACCCGCCCCCGGATTTGCGACAGGCCAGTGTTGTCCGCCACCACCCACGCCTCGCCGCGCCAGAACATGCCGCCCACATCGGAAGGATGCCCGGAACCCGGCAGGTCGCGCACAGACTGCACGATGCGAACCCGGCCCGTTTCCATGAGCCGGTCTGCATCACGCCCGAACATCGCGCGGAAGCCAGCCTGCAGGTCGGCCACCACGGAGCGCGCCCCGGTGCCGCGCCCGTACATCGGCGCATCACCATCCAGCGCCAGCGTCAGCATCCGCATCTTGTCGGGCTGCGCGGCCTCGAACATGCTGCCCTGCTTCGGGTTGCCCGCCTCGGTCAGCCGCGCGTAGTACCCCAGTACCGCGTCCGACATCACCCGGCTGGCCCGAATATTCCGATCCATGAACTGCACCAGCAGCCGCGCCTCTGGCGTCATGTTGTCGCCAAACGCATCAATCTGCTTTGACCAGTCGTCCACCGACAGCCCATCCCGGCGCAGGCCATCCAGCTTCTCGACAGCCGCAATCAGGTCGTCATGCAGGCCTATCGGATACAGGTCGCCACGGTCAATCGCCTCACGCGCATCAGCCACAGCCGCAGCCGCGCGGGTCATTGCCGCCGCGATGTTCCGGCTTCCTGGGTCGGTGGATTCCACCAGCCGCGCCAGCGTCGGAGAGTCGCCGTAGGCTTTGAACAGCACCGCATTCTGCAGTCGCTTTGCGCCCTCGGCAGACAAGCGCCCATCAGCGTCCATGATCGAGGCGCGCTGGTTCTGCGGCATGTTGCCCACCCACTGACGGATGGTCGTCATGTCGGCCATACCGTCCTCAGTGAACTCCGCACCGCGCAGGTCGCCCAGGCGCTCGGCGTCCACCTTCGCCTGCTCCAGCGCCGACATGCGCAGCCCCCCGCCCTCGTTGGACAGGATCGCCGCCTTCTGCACATCCACATCGCGCTGCAGCACGCGCACCAGCATCGGTGCCTGCATGCCATCCACAGCATCGCCAAACTCGGCCCGCAGCGCCTCACGGTACGCCTGAGCCGTTCCCTGCTCGTAGGCACGATTCACCGCCGCCGCGCGGCCATTGCCGCCGATCACAGTGCCATCCGCCGCCAGGACAGGAGCGCCGTAGTCCATCACAGGCGCATCGCCCAACAACGCCGGGTCAAGCCGCGCCGCAATGTCCGCAATCTGCTGTTCAGACGCCACGCGGGTGCGGTCGCGGAACTGGTTGTCGGCCTTCATCATCGTGGCCTGCACATCAGCGGCCTCGACCAGCATCAGCCGGGTGGGAACCTTGTCCTCACCAATGCGAACGTCCATGCCATCGCGCTCGGCCACGCGCGCCATCTTCGACTCAACAGGAGCCTCAGACAGCACCACGCTGCCCAGCGTGTCCTCGTCCACCACCAGCCCGCGCTCACGAGCCTCGGCCTCGATTGCGCGCACCTGGGCCACCAGATCGGTAGCCCCAGCCTTGTCCAACTCGTCCGCAATCACGCGCAGCGCGTCGAAGTCTGCTCGCTTGCCGACAAACCCGGCATCGCGCAGCAGCCCCTCGACGTTCACATCGCGGCCCATCACCATCGACTCAACAGCCTGACTCAGCGCCTGGGTGTGCGCCTGCCGGGTGCGGGTGTTGGTCGGCACGCCTGGAGCCGTGTCAATCTCGGCATGCCGCTGCTGATTGGCAACCAGCGCAGCGTCCACGGCAGACGGTGGCACAGCCTCCGGTGGCGGAAGTTTTGCGGCCTGCGCCATTGGGCCAAGCAGCCCACCAAACGCAGCGCCAAGCACCAACTCGGTCACCACAGCCGTGGAATCAAGCGGAGCATACTGCCGCGCCATTTCCGGGTAGCCGCGAGCATTCAGCAGAGTCGAAACAGCAAAACGCTCAGGAACGCCGACGCCAACGTTCAGAGCGCCGCCTGTTGCCATCCGATAGGCCAGCCCACCAGTCATTGCAGCAGGCAGGGCCACAGACACCCCCATCGCGCCGCCTTCGATGGTAGCCTTCAGGCCAGCCGTCGCAGGGTCTAGACCCTCGGACAGCCCGATTTTGTACTGCCCATAGCCATACACGATGCCACCCGCCTGCGGGCTTCCTCGGGTCAGCGCAACCGTGGTCAATACATCGCCAAGGCCATACAGAACCTGCGCCGCTGTGCCGTTAGTCTTTGGGTCGATCTTCGACTCGGCAAGCGCCCGCTGCGCCTTTTGCTGCTCTCCAACCAACCACTCGTCCGTCGATGACCCGAAAAGTTCATCGATGCCTTTTGCAACCGGGCGCAACACTGGCGTGAGCGCATCGCCCAAAAGCACAGCGCCACGCGACCAGCCGCGAAAAGCGCCCGTCCCAAGTGCGGCTGCACCGTTGCCCTCAAACGCGCCAGGAGCCTGCTCACGCTCAAGCGCCGAAACATCGGCTGGTTGCTGCAGGGTTGAATAGAGCGCGTCGTAAGTCTCGCGCCCAGGAGTGCCGAACATCGCCATCAGTCGCCCTTCTTTTCTGCCTGCCGCTTGCGATATTCCGCCCACACTTCAGGTGGGGCATAGATGCTCGGAGGCCCGCTTGCAGGAAGATCGGTGATTTTCGGCGCGGGTTTGGTCGGAGCAGCGGTCGGCATTGCATCTGTGATTCTAAGCACCACAGGTCTGCCATTTTTGTCAGGCAACCAGGACGATCCAGACATCACCATGTATTCGCCATTCGCCCCGGTGTTGTAGAGGCCAATGTCGCCAACGTCCGTCTTGGAATAGCCAAGACCACCACGGATGCGCAGCCACTCCGCTGACACGCGGTCGCGGAACGAGTCCTCTGGCATTCCGTAGGGCAGCACGATATTCGCAGCCGGGGTGTCATTGCCGAACCAATCCGTTTTCCAGCGCATCACGCCGCCAGTCGAAGCATTCAAAGCATCCCGCACGATCTGGTCATCAGGCGCGGCCTTGGGGTCATTCAACCCCTTCTGCGAGGCCACCGCAGCATAGTACGCCTTGAACGCTTGGTACCCGGTAGCCTCCGCATCAGGGTAGCCACGGTACGCATCGCCAACACCGTCCACCCACGCCTGCCGAATGAGAGCCTCCTGCGGCATTGGAAACTTCGAGCCAGCACCGTCCGTCTTGCGCCCGCCCTTGGTGGGGTTCAGCAAGTCCTCGCCCATTGCAATCAGGCGCGCGGCATCCTTGGAGCCAGCCACGGCAATGTTGCCAACCAGCGCCGTGACCGGGGAATCCGGCCTGATGGCATTCAGCACCGAGCCATAGACAGCATCGTCGCCCACAGAGCGCCGGATTGTTTCAAGCTGCTCAACCTTGCGGTCAGCAGGCAGCAACTCCAACTGCTGCGCCATGACCGACGCCTCTTGCTTCGACAACACAGAGGCAGTGCCATACTTCCCAGCCATACCAGGAAGCGCAGCAGTGCGCCGCTTCAACTCTTCCGAGAAAGCCGCCTGATCCTGCGGGTTCAAAACCTGCAGTTTGAAGTCGCCAGTTTGCAGCGCATAGGCCACAGGATCAGCCTGACGCGCCTGCACAATCTCAGCCGCAGCCCGCGACTGAATCTCTTGGTTCGCGGCAGTGACAGCAAAGTTCGGGTCGCTTGCATTTGGCTTGCGCTGCATGATTGCCAGCAGGTCAGCCGACGACTGCCCCTGCAGCGACGACACCGCCGATGCGGTCTGCCGCGCCGTGGTGTACCGGGCAAACTCGTAGTCCGCAACCTGCGGGTCTTTGAACGCCACCGAGAAGTCCGCGCGCGTGCGCGCAGGCCCGGTCGGCGCAACCCCGGTGCGGGCCATCGCCTCGGCATTCTGAATCTCGTAGCGCAACGTCACGCCCATGTCCTGGCGCATTTCGTTCACCTTGCGCTCAGCGTATTCCGTCCACTTCATCCGCTCCGCAAGCGTGCCCAGCTTGACCGGAACGTTGTAGGTGCCAGAGCCATCAGACCACTGCACATCGCCATCGGCAGCGCCGGTCTTTGCTATGTCCTGCAGCACCGCCGAAGCCTTCGCAGGGTCGCGGTCGATCCAAGAAACCACCGCAGCATTTACCAACTGAGCGCGGGCCATGTCGCGCAGCTTAGACTTCGCCGCCTCATCGATGGCCGCGCCCTTGATGGTGCTGGCCCACTTGCCCATTTCACGGTCAAACCATGCCGGGTTCCCGTTGACGATCTTTGCCGACATGGCAACACCATCGTCAATCTGCTCACCTGTGTAGCGCGTGCGCTCACCAGCCTCCCAGGTCAGCGCGCCCTTGCCATACGCCTCGCGCGACTGCGCCATGTGCGCCTGCAACAAATTACGCGCAAAATTCGACGGCGCATTTTTCAAAGCGCCCTCAGCGTACTCGTCGTAGCCCTTCAGGAAATCAGGCGTGAACCCAGGCGCACCAGCCCCTGCCTCCTGCTGCTTTTTTTGCAGGAACTCGGCCATGTCCAAATCGGCCCGCGATGCAGCATTGGCAAACCAGACCCGGCCCTCGGTTTCGACACGCTCCATGTCAAGCTGGAACTGCATCTGTTCCCTGCGCTCCAGCGACCCAGCGACTCGCTCAAGACTTCTGCCGAAAGTCTCAAGCCCCTGCCCGACGCCACCAGTGCTGATACGCGCCACGCCAGGGGATGCATTCGGAGCAATCTGCTGCTCATAAATTGGAATGCGAGGCATCAGTAACCCCTCCGCATCCGCTCGGCGCGGTACTTCTGGCCTGCCTTCATTTCGCCGTATTGCGAGGCCCCGCTGAGTATTGTGGGTGCCGCGTTAAAGTAGCCCTGACTCAGCGCGGCCTTGCCAGCAAACCGTTCTCCAGCAGCCTCAGCCTCAAGCCCGCGCGCCCGCAGTTCGCCCTCGTATCGCAAGGTCAGTGCGTCAAGCTCTGCATTCGTGGCAGATTGCTGCATGACGTCCGCAGCAGAGCCACCCATGCCACCGCCAGACTGAGCAAACGCAGCGCGCTGTGCGCCAAGAACCTGACCCGCCTCACGCCGCTGCGCCTCTTCGCGCGCACCAGCCTGCTGACGTTGAACCGCCGCATTCTGCTCCGCTAGTGCTGCGTTATAATCGGCGGCTTTTTTTGCCACCTGGGCCTGTTGTATTTGGCCGATTGCTTGCGTCGCCACGCTTGCAACGAGAAGCGGGATTGCATACGCCGCCATTATTTCACCCTCCCGTACAAACACGCATCCCGGCCATCTGTCAGGTAGGCGCGCATCAGCCCCTCATGCTGAAACCCAAGCATTCGCATCAGTCGGTGTCCTTGCTCGAAATCAGGATCAACGGTCGCCTCGATCCTTCGTGTGTCCTGCAATTCCAAAAACGAACGCATAGCCCTGAAAATCCGCACAAAGTGCTGGCCCGCATCGCCTGAAATCAGCGCCCATGCCTGTGCGCGATTTTCCCACACATGCACGATGCCTGAGCAAATGATGACGTCATCCCCATCCAAAAGCGTGAAGCAAGGCCCGCCGTTCTTCAGCGCTACTCCGTAACCATTATCCAGCAGCATCGGCCCCATCCAAGCCTGCGCCTCTTGCAATGCCAAAGCGCGCAGATGCGCAGACTTAAACGGGACAATCTCCATCAGCGATCCTGCGTAGTTACCTGGGGCATGATCGCAATGATAGTCACAGGAAGCGGCTGCGCGTTGACGTACCAGATAAATCCGTCCTTCTCGTAGCCTCCGCGCCACGGCAACTCTTTGTCGCCAGTGAACACAGGCGGGGCGGCATCCATCGCATCGCCAGACGACCGAAACAGAACCTCGTCCACGCCAGTCTCGGTCGGCCCCATTTGGCCCCCGAGGGTTTCAAGCAGGCGAACCACCATGCGATTGATGCGCTTGGTTTTCCCCTGCGCCGTACCGTCAGCAGCGCCAGCATTGATCCGCATCGTTGCCAGCTTGGCGGGGCATGGCAGGCCGATGTGAACCACCGAAGCCGCGCGCTGCAGCGTGATCGCGCCAGACGTCACCACCCGCTGCGGGTGCGCAGCCCCATCGGCCAGCACATCTACCGTCTTGCCTTCCAAGTGCCCAAGGCCCGAAATCGTCGTCGCAGGCGACCCGTCATAGCTAAGGCCGCAGTCCACATAGAACGCATCAGCCTGATCATCGCCAGCCTCAAACTCGGCCTGCATGAACTCGACATAGCGCCGAGTCACGCCGTCGATTGTGCGCCGAACAATCATCCACAGATCATCCCGATCATTGGTCGGCGAAGGCACACACACCACAGACTCGACCACGCCATCACCACCCAACGGGTGACGATGCCAGCCGCCAAACGGTGGCTCCGAGTATTGCTCCCGGTTGAAAGTGAACCCCACCAGCAACCCATCAGAGCGAGCAACCCAAACAATCGAGTGCGGCTCCTTCTGGTAGGCCATCTGCACAACAGACAGCCCCTTCGGAATCATGTGCGGGGCCAGCACCGACATATCGAGCGACTTGTAGCCATCGGCCAGTGCGTCATAGCTGGCCTCGCGCAAGCGCCTGCCAGATCGCTGCACGAACAACATGCTCTCAGCCACGCGCACAGGCATAACAGCCCGCGAACCAAACTCTGACGACTTGACGATTTTCACGTTGGCAGGGCCAAACGGGTCGGAATCAGTCTGCTCCATGCAGGAATGCTCCCCGGCTGCAGTGCCAATGAGCAGCGCATCCGAAGGCACAATCCACTGAATCTGGTTCGACTCGTCCGACTCAACCGTGAGCGTCACCGCCATGTCGGCAGTCACCAACCCACCAGAATCACGGTCGCTGAAATTCTCGTAGTCTGCGGCCACCGAAAACCAAATCCTCCGGTCGCTCGCCCTGGCAAACACCAGCCGCCCACGGAAGAACGTCACATGGCTCGGATACCCAGGAACACTATTCCAAGAACCAAAGGCCCAGCGGGTGGTCGCATTCCCCACCAGAACCGTCTGATCAGGCAAGCGCGACAGCACAGTGCAAGTGACAACCGTGGACGATGTGAACCCGGTGATCTTCACCCAGCCATAGCCAGGGTCTTGAAACTCCCACTGCACGCCTGCATTGCCGTCATACTCAGCGCCAGAAGTGTGAATCGGCTTCACGGTTCCAGTGGTCGCGGTATTCAGTGCCTTGTAGGTCTTGCCATCCGAGCGCCGCAAATCGCCAGCCGTAATCGACTTGCCAACCTCCCACATGGTGATCGCGTTGGCCTTGCGCTGCTCGAGATAGAACAGCCGCCCCACATCAGTGCTGGCAAAGGTCGCTGACGAGGCAGTCAGCGTCACGCCAGTGCCAGTCGCAGCCGAAGCATAGACAGTCACAGTCTGGTTCGAGTCGTAGTCGTCAAACGGCCCACCCTGCGGGTCGAGCGTTGACAGAACCCACGTAGTGGCCCCGGTTCGCGCCAGCTTGCGCGGAGCGTAGTCGGGGTGGCAGATGTAGAGAATGTCGCCAGACTGCACCATCTGCAGGGAGAACGACCCGTCCGCATTCAGCATGTCAGCAGACGACCACGGCGTGACGACCTCAACAGGCACACCGGGCGACGATTCCAAAATGCCGTTGTCCGTGTAGAACCGGACATACAGGTCGCCAAACTCCAGGATATACGCCTGCTCGGTGTTGAACTCGAACCGCGCCAGCCAAGTGCGGTCGGCTGAATCCTTGACCTCGTTCACAAACTTGGTGCCGCCACGGCGTCGGGCTGGGCCTTGGAGCAGCGGAATGAAGTTCTCCATCCGGCTGCAGGCATTGGCGTACTTGCCAATGTCAACCCGCCCATCCAACTCCGGGCCAAACTCGCCAGCGTTGAAACTCGTCTGAATCGGGCTTGCCTTCGCCATCAAATCCTCGACAGAATCCAGGAATCGTCAGGCAGCGGCTCGGGCGGGTTTTCAATGGCATCAGAGCGCACAGCGGCGCGCATGGCCTGCTGATACTCGTCCCAGGCAATCTGCCGCTTGGTGTTCGATTGCGTCAGACGTTCGCACACCTCAACGGCCAGCCTGCAGGCGAACACCTCCGCAAACATCGCGTCCCACGATCCGGTGTCCTCAACCCGCGACACGTAGCGAATCGGCAACGGCGCAGCCAGATCGGTCAGAATCCGCCCACCCTCGATCTGGTAGACGGCCTCGCTCTTGTTGCGATAGTCCGACATGGACGGGCCAGGGAAGAACTCGTCAACCTGAACCACCCGCAGACAATCGGAAGGCAACTGGAACTGCCGCACAAAACCCCAGGCAGGCGCAGCAACCAGCGCGGCCAGCGATGCTCGGGCAATTGAGAAATTCCAGTTCCGGGCGCGCAACTCCGCGTCCCGAACAATGTCCCAAAGCGAAAAGATGACGCGAGCAGCCTCAACGTCATCCGCCAAAGAAAGAATCCGCGTCTCACCAACCTTGGTAAGAGCGCGGTTTGCGATTCCGACCTGCGAGGCCATTACGCAATCGGGCTAGTCTCGCGCGTCTCCAAATACATCAGAATCGCACGAAGGCCGAGGATGACGTCCATCTTGCTTGCATAGATGGTGTCGTTCACGCGAAGCTCGACAGCCTCACCAGAAGTCGATGCACCCTCGGTCACTTGAACCGGGAAATGCTCGCCCTTCGACACAGAATAAAAACGATCTGCCATGTCCTGCTCCTTGGAAAAACCGGGGCCGAAGCCCCGGTCAATCCTTACGCCACGTAGCGAACTTTCAGCACCTGGGTGGTGTCCGCGCCGTTGAAGGTCGTGGACACTTCCGCCACCACATCGTAGTAGCGGCCAGGATCAGCGGTCAGGCCGAGAACTTCCCACAGAGGCTTTGCAGACTCGGCGTAGGTGTACTCGCCAGACTCAAAAGTCTGGTCGCTGTTGGTGAACGGCCCGCCAGTCAGCGCCAGGGCAGATGCGAACAAGTCAGCATCCACCACAGCGCCGCCGTTTTCGGCACTCTGCCAAATGCCGATGTTGATCGCGCCAGCGGTCACAGCATCGCCAGTCGTCAGCAGCACCTCAGAAATGCGAGCATTCGACGGAACCCGCACAAAGCGGATCGTGTCAGCAGCAGGCTGGTTTGCCGCCACGGTTGCCACGCCAACGGCCTCGTGCAACTGCCCAACAGACACATTCGCGTTCGTGAGCGCGGGAGGGGTCGCTACCGCGTTTGCAATCCAGGTGGAATTTACGTTTGCCATTTTTCAGACTCCTTCAATTAGGCGCGGTACGACTCGATGGCGTACACCTTGTTTTCCTCCAGGCGGGTCGCGCCTGCGGTCATTTGGGTGTAAAGCTGCCACGGACGGCCCTGCAGATCAGCACGCTGATCAACGGAATTCTGAATGTCATTCCACAGGCCCAGGTGCATACCAGACTTCACCCACACCGGCAGAGTGACCTCGTTCGTCCCAGCAAGCTGAGTCTCGATCAGTTCGCAGTGGATGAACTTAAAGCCCATGAACTCCATGATCTTACCGTCACGCAGCACAGCCGCGCCGCCGTTGAAGTCGGCAGACGTGATCTGGATTTCACCCAGCAGAGCGTCATGGTCAGCAGCGGTGATGCCGACGAATGCCTCTTCCATGTCGAAGTCAATGTGGTTCGCCATCATGATGCGCTTGACTTCGCGCAGCTTGGCGACGTTCAGCTTCGAGTTTGCACCACCGACAGCCACATCAACCTCGTTGTTGGCGGCAAACGAAGTGCTGACAGAGCCAGTCTCGCCGGTCTTTGCGGTGCCAGTGAAGGCAGAGCAGATCAGACGGTCAAACTGGCGACCAGCGGCCATCACAGCATTGCGCACGTAGGACGACTGCGGATCAGTGATCAGGCGCAGCTTGTCGAACGTGTCGATCAACTGAGGCAGGTCGAAGTCGCTCGGGTAGACCCAGCGGCGGTCGGTCGGCGCATCCACGCGGCCCATCGAGCCAAAGCGGCTGGAAACGGCCTGCATTTCGATCTTGCCGATCTGGTCAACAGGGGATGCCGCCTTGCCGGTGTACGAACCGACAGTCACAGCATTGCGGAGTTTGGAGCCTTGCTGCTGGAGCAGAAGCTGGATGTTCGTGCTGTATTGCTGCACGAAATGAGTAGTCAAATTCACGGACATGACGTCCCTCCTGAAAATTGAAAAGGTCAGTTTTCCGAAGGGCTTGTCCGCGAAGCGGGGCCGACTTCTTGCCCGGTTCGCCCAGGCCAAGCGGCATCTTGGATGCAGTCAGCGGGGCCAATGGCTTGTCCGCTTCCCCAAGCGGGTGGCTATCGGAAACCGACAGCCACCCCTGGGGGGAGGCATCAGTGAGGCTTTCACACCACCGATGCCGCTATCTTATCACTGCGCCGCAGGGTAAGCAATCCTGTGCAGACGTTCAAACTCCGAACGCGCATCAGTGTCGCCAGACAGGTACTTGGCAGTCCAGCCAGTGTCCGCCTTGAGCGCCGAAATCCGCGCCCTAGCATCCTCCGGGGTGCCGCCAAACGTGCCACGTTGCGCGCCCTCTCCACCCTTGATCGGAGCCTCGGCGAACTGCCTGCCAAGGAACGAGAACACCTCTGCCGCCTTCTTCAGCCCGAGCGCACGCTCGATGGCCTGCCCCTCCGCGTCCGACAGGCCAGCCTCGCGTCGAGCGCGACGGGCAAGCTCGGCATTGGCCTCGAACTTGTCGCCCCACGCCTGCTGCAAGTCCTGCATGTCAATCGCGGCCTGCTGCTCGAACTGAGCCTGCTGCTGTTGCGTAGCGCCGCCAACATGCTCGTTCCACTTCGACGCCAGGGTCTCGGCCTGCTTGGCGGTCAGTCCAGCCTCGTGGAACCACTGCGACGCCTGCTTGGCGAATGCGCCAGCGTCTCCTTCTGGCACCGGAATCTTGTACCCGTCCGGGCTTTCAGGTCGGCCCAAGCGATTGTGGAACGCGGCCCACTCTTCGGCAGGCGCGTCATCCTTCGGCAGCACCACGCCGCGCCCAGCCTTGTCAGCGCCCATCAGCTTCTCAAGGTTCACGTAGGAACCAATCGCATCTGCTGGCGACTTCCAGCCCTTTGTCTGGATCACGCCCCTGATATCGTCGGGAAACGATGCCGTCCAGTCGGCAGCACCCCCAGCACCTCCATCACCGGCACCGGGTGCCGGGTTGCCTGCATTCGCAGACCCGTTCGCTGCATCACTCATTGATAGCCTCTCTCTCGGTTAGACGGACTAAGTCCGCGTCATCGACGTGCAAGTGACCGAGAACGCGCAGGATGACCTCCCGCCGCCCTTCGGCTTGAAACGAGGCAGGCACGTCCGTCTGCCTCGATACTGTGGAAACCACGGTGGTGGATCGGTGCAGCCGACAGAACCGCGCCAAGTCGGAGATCACAATCTCGGCCTCGCGCGTCAGCTTGCCATCATCCCCCAGGAACAAGCGACGGTAGGCTTGCCGACGAAGCAGCACCTTTTGCAAACGATCAATCATGGCATGATCCCAGGAGCGCCCTGCGAGGCAAGCTGCTGCGTTTCAGCAAGGGTTTTTGCAGTCTGCGCCGCGACAGGAGCAGCCTGCAGCAACTGCTGCGCCTGCGCTTGTTCTGCCTGGGCACCTTGCATTTCTGTGATTTCATCCTCGGAACGCAGAATCTTAGCAGGCATTCCGTTGATGTCCGCCAACTCCCGCGCAGCCCTGGCAAGATCGAACGCCATCATCACGGACGGGTCGATCTGCGCCAGCGGAGCAATAGACTCCAAGGTGCGCAGAATCGCCACGCCATCCTCGGCGCGCTGCGCCCGGTTCAGGGGCGACACGTACTCAATCTCAACGTCGCCGCCCAACTCCACCAACTCGTCTGGCATTTCCGGCAGCATCCCAGCGCGGGCCAGAATGTCCAACTCGCGCTCGATCTGAGGCCCGAGCATTTCAGACTGCTGCCGCCCCATCGTCGGGGCCAGCAGCGCCCCCTTCTCCTGCGCCCGCAGCATCGCCTCGGTCGCGGTCATGTTGGGCTGCTCAACCAGAATCTGGAACAGCGTGACGAGGAACGCATCGTTGATGATGCGCTGCTGCGCCTCCAGCAACTCCATGCCAATGTCCAGTCGCCCATCGATCTTCAGAGCATGCACCAACTGCTGGCCGCGCTCATCCACGCCGCCAAAGTTCAGCGCATTGGGCCGCAGGTCAAACGCCTGCAGCGCCCCATCCTCCTGCAGCAGTAGCGGAGGCGACACCGCCAGATGAGCAGACCGAATGATGGTCTTTTTCATCTCGTTAAGCATCTTGATATCCGGCAGCACCAGCATGGCTGGGGAGCGCCCGTAGGTCTCGCCAGGAGTCGTGATGTAGCGCCCAAGTGCGTAGGGCATCGTGCGATAGCCGCCTTCCTCCACCACATCGCGCGAATCAAGGCACACGTAGTAGGACGCCAACTCCATGCCACGGTAGCTGCGGTCGCCGCCCTTTCGTTCCTCGTTGGGCTTCACGCAGTGGATGAAGTCGAACTTCTGCTCCGGGTTCTTCTCCGCTGCCTCGCGGATTTTCTTTGGCAATCGGTCAGCGTCGAAGTGCTGCATGGCCTGCCGCGCCGTGTATTGAAACTCCCGGTGCGCCGTGTCGATCACGCCGTGGCGGTTCTCTGTGAAATACAGGTTCGCCAGATCGACCGACTTGTACCGGATGCCAGAGCCAAGCATGTCCTCGATCAGAATGCCGCCAGTGCCGAACGCCCCCAGGCTCATGTAAGCCTCGTGCATCTGCGAGGCATAGTTCGCCTTTGCCGAATACCGCACGCGGAACAGGATGTTGGTCACCGAGTCCAGATACCGCTGCACAGCAGGCGACTCGTTCAACTCTTCATCGGCCACGCGCAGCCGGTGCCACTTCGCAGTGCGAGGCGTGAGCATCGACTCCATCGCCGCAGCGAACCGGGTCAGCGCAAGCGCCGCCGTGGAGTCAAACATGCGCTCCGTTCGCTTCTCACCAGGGGTGCGGTCTTTCGCAGTGAAGAACGCCCGATCAGGCCAGATGCGCTCGGCCAACTCCTGCCAGTGAGAATCCCACACGGATCGCTCTGACTTGAACCTCTCATGGCGAGAAACAATCTCGTTCGCGCGTGAATCCATGTCACATCCTGTTCATCATTGCGCCGCACGCCATCATGCGCGCGACAGGAGGAACTACGCCGCCTCCACCGCTGGCTGGATTGTAGGCCAGACTTGCATCCTGACCACCAACAACAAACACGCCCAAATCAGCCCGCATGGCTCGACCACCAACCAGCATCGCATCCGCGCCGCCAACCGCAAACGATCCCGGGCTTGCCAGCATCGCAGCCATGCGCGCAGTGGACGCAGCGACACCAACCAGCGCAAACGCCCCAGGCTGTGCATTGGTGCTGCGCGCGGCAGCGGTGGTCGCAGCCCTGCCTGTGAGCGAGAACGATGCCGCCTGAGCGTTGGTGCTGCGTGCAGCCTGCGTCGTCGCCGCCACGCCGGAAAGCGCAAAAGCCCCAGGCTGTGCGTCAATCGCCCTCGATGCCGGAGCGTAGGAGGTGTCAGCAGCAAAGCCGGTGAGGACGAACGCCCCAGCCTGCGCATTCGTGTTGCGGGTGGCGACTGTGGTGGACGCAGCGCCGGTGAGCGTGAGCGCCCCGGGCTGCGCGTCCAGGCTGTAGCTGGCCCCACCAGCGCTGCTCGGGAAATAGTCATCCAGCAGGACAACACCCGCAGGCCCGTCATCCCACGCATCAGCGCCGCCCCCAAGGCCGAGCGGTCTGTCAACCTGCGGCCAAGGTGAAGCCATGACTTACCCGTGGGCGATCTTGCCGCCGCCGCGCACCGTACCAGTGCTAGTGGTGCTGGTGACGACAATCGGGAAAAGGCAGGACGAGTTGTAGATTTCAGGCAAGCCGAGCGCAGCCCAATCTGCTACCTGCGTCATGTTCGCCAAGGGCAGAGGCAGAGTCATGCGCAGGCGGGTGGCTGTCACGCCGAAGCTGCCTGCGGTGCCAGTGGTTGCGTTCAGCGTCACGGTGTTGACTGCTCGGATATATTTGCCGGACGCCGCCGCAGGAATCTGCCTGTTCAGGGGCAGCATGAACGAGGCAGGCCGGGTAGCTGCGAGCGATGCACCCGTCAGGCTCCCGGTGGTGCCATCGTTGTAGGTCACGGCCACCGTCGCGGTGACGGCAGTTCCGCCAGTTGCGGTGTACCACTCAAGCCACCATTGAATGTCGGAGTAATTCGCATCGCCGATGCGGTTTGCAAGGTTGCTGACAGCGAGGCTTGGGTTTATGTCAAGTTGAGGGTTTTGCACCGTGGTTACATTGCCCACCAAGCCGCCCATGTGCATCAGTCGGTCGTGGATTTCGAGCGTCATGGCGCTGTTACTACACTGCGCACTCATCCACGCGCCGTAGCTGGTGGCAGGTGAGGTTTGCTGCGTGAACTGAATCGAGCCGACTAATGCCTCTGAGCAAACAGCAGCCGCAGCGGGAATAGCGCCCTGCCCCGGCTGGCCTGTAGCCCGCCACAAGCTGACGTAGTTGCCCGCAGCGACCGAAGCAATGTTGGCTTTGTCCAAGACAATCCGGCTTGAGTTGTTGCCGAGCGCGTCGATCAGTTTGTCGCGGGTGGTGATTGCCATGATTTACGCCAGCGTCAGGATTGAACCGGGAGTGGTGTTGTTGAACTTCACCGTGAAAGTCTCGGTGTCGGCGAGCGTGATTGAGCTGCCGTAGTCCCACCAGCCCACCGCAGCATCAGCCGGGGAAGTGGCTGTGTCGTTGTAGAGGATGACGTAGCGGAAAGGGCCGATGCCGCCCGCAGTTGCCGTGAACACCACCTGAGTGCCCGACACCGTGGTCGTGCCCGATGCCTCGGCAATGCTGACCGTGGTGGCAGTGCCCCCCGCTGTGTAGCCGTTTGCGGCTGCGGGTGCCGGGTGGTCGGTCGTGTTCCATGTGGTCTGAGTGGCAGTCGGGGCTGTGTTGGTCAGCGCCACCTTGAACGTGTGCGCGTCCCAATCGTGGACACCGCGAATCAGTTGCTCGGTGAAGTCGTTGAACTTGTTGAATGCAGGCACATCAGACTCCCGCAGCGGCCTTCACCGCATCAAGCCTGCGCTGCAGTTCATCGCGCAGCGCATCGACCTCGCCACGAATCTGATCTGCTGCCGCCTCACGCGCAGCCACAGCAGCCTCGCGGGCAACCAGCGCAGCCTCAGCGGCGTCAAGCTCAGAAGCCCGCGCATCAAGCGCCTTTGCCTCTTCGCGGCTTGCGCGATGCTGCTCCTTCGATGCCTTGTCCCGAACATCGGCCCGATCAATGCGGGCCTGCGCCTTGGCCTCGGCATCCAGCGCATCAGCGGCCCTGCGCTCGGAATCAGCGCGGTGCAAGGCCAACTCAGCACTCACAGCCTTCGCATTTGCCTCGGCAGCGTCCGCCGCCTCCTTTGCGGCCACAAGCTGCGCAATGCCAGCCTGAATCGCGTCGGCGTCTTTCACGACATCGAGCGCATCACGGATCGTCAGAAGAACATCCAGCGCCGCAGACACACGATCCGCGCTGGGTGGAATAGATGCCAGCATCGCGGCCCCCTTACGTGTTTGTGATCACGGCCACCTTGTGACCGGGCAGCACACCAAAGAACTCGGTCTGGTTCGCAGCCAGCCGACAGGAATCAGCCGTGGCGGTCGGGTTGGCCCCAAACGCCACCGAACAGATCGCGTCCGTGTGCAACCGGATGAACCGGGCATTCGTGTTGAACGCAGCCGACTGCACAGACCCAGCGCCAATCGCCACAACATGGGTGGCAATCGCAGGCTCCGCGCCAGCAGGAACAGAAACCCGCGTGTCAGTCGGCATGCGGGTGTATTCGGAAATGTAGACCTTCGGCACATCAGCCCCCTAGCAAAGTCTTGGTGCCGACAGGCGAGGAACCCACACCCTCCGGCGAAGTCAGAATTGTAGCCGCAGCCCCACGGCGGCGGCGCGATTCATCACGCGACTGCTGCGATGCGCGGGCCTGATCGATGGTCGGCGGCGGCGGCGGGGGTGGGGGAATGTTTGGTGCCTTCGGCGCAAGAAAACCGCCCATAAAAACTCCTCATCCAAGGATTGCGTAGTCAGAAAGCGCAGACGCATGCCTCACAGCAGTGCGCTCACGCTGGATCACAGTCCGCGCCTCGCCAGCACCCAGCATCAGGTACTGACCAGCCTCGCAGACGTGCGAATAGATGGTCTTGTCTGGAACATCGCGGTAACGCTCGTCACCCGCGACCTGAATCCGTTTGTAATGATAACCGCCCGACATGCCCTTGCGCAAATACCTGCACTGCGGGTGAATCAGCAACCCAGCCTGCCCGTCCACCATGCGATTGAGGTAGAACGCCACAGCCTCGCGCCGCTTAATGAAGTCGTTTGTCCCAGCAGGCGAAGCCGGGATGCCGCGCGAACGCAGAATTTGGAACGGCGTCGTCTCGTCGGTCTGCGCCCGGATATCGCCAGCCGGATCACCAGTGAACGACTCAAACCGGAACGCGGCATAGCGCTCCTTGATGATGCGCTGCACTTCCTCGGCAAACCGCACTGTGCCCATGTCCTCAGTCACCAACTCCGAGTGCCACAGCCACCGGCCCGTCGGCAGGCGCTGCCCGAACACAGCCGCAGGCGTCAGGCCGAAGTCAAAGCCCACGCGCATCGGCACCTTCGGGTTCAGGTCGAACTCGGCGCAATGCACCGAGTCGCGGTACTCGGAATAGACCGGCTTCCCGTCCAGCACGAAGCCGTAGTCGCCGTCCACGTAGACCTTGATCCACTCCGGGTCTTTGCCCGCCACCTGACGCTCGTAGTAGTCGGCAGGCAAGTGGTCGCGGTTCTCCGCATCAGGCGACAAGCCACCGGGCTGGCGGAAGAACTCAAAACCCGCAGGCCGCTCATCCTCGGCCAGCCGGTACCACCAGTGATCTGAGTCGGGCGGGTTGGTGGACATGATGATGCCAGACCACGTAGGCCCGCCCATCGCCGCCGAAGGGTAGCGCCCCACGCGCCCGGTCAGACCGTCAATGATCGCCTTGGGCACCTCGCGCGCCTCGTCCACCCACGCGCCGGTCAACTCCATACCAAGCAGCTTCGAGATGTCCTGCGGTCGATCCAGCGAGATGAAGATCACCTCCAGGTCGATGCGGTCATCCGCGATGCGGTGCGTCGGCGGGCCAGAGTCAACCCAGCGCCCCAGCGAAGGCGGAACCCACTGGTGCCACGTCTTGATCGTCGTGGTTTTCAACTCCGGGTAGGTGTTGCGCACCACAGCCCAGCGCGAGCGCCGCACCCCATCCTTGCCGGGTGCCTGCTCCTGAGCGCGACGAATGACCTCCATCACGCAGGCTGTGGATTTGCCAGACCCATACGGCCCCATGATGCCGCGCACGAAGGCGTCCGACTTCATGAACGCCTTGGACACCGGCCCAGGCGGGTGGTAGTGGATCGCGGCGTCCGCCGTCTGCTCGCTGCGGGTTTTGCGTTTGGTCGCCATCAGAGATGAATCGTAATCGAAATGCCACCACCAGAAGCGCCATCGGTGCTGTCCCAACCGGCCCGAGCGCGCAGCCATGAAGCCGACGCCTGCCAGTTCTTGCCCGACTTCGCCACATCGAAAAAGGCCTTGGCGACCTGCATGTTGGCCTTCACAGGCGCAGCCTCAAGCTCGTGCGCGTAGTGCATCCGCACCTGCCCAGGCCGCAGGTCGAGCGCCACGGCCACCTCTTCAACCGTGAACCCCAGCGCGGCCATTGCCTCGACCTGCCCCGCCACCTTCTCGCTTCGCTCATGCGGCACGATCTCGCCAGTCAGTGGATCGCGCCCAGCATCGGTCGTCGGCTGGCGCGCAGGGATGATGTTAGATTCGCTCGGCTTTGCGTCCACTCCACGCCTCCCAGCGACCGACGATCACATCGGCATACTTCGGATCAAGCTCCACCAAGCGGGCGCACATGCCCAGCCGGTCAGCCGCAATCAACGTCGAGCCTGACCCGCCGAACGGGTCGAGCACGATATCCCCAGGCCGCGCGTTGTGGCGCAGCATGCGCTCGATCAACTCGACGGGCTTCATGGTGGGGTGCAGCGCCGACGAGCGCGGGCGCTCGGCCCGGATCACGGACGGCACGACCTCCTCAACCGTCTCAGCCCCGCCCACGATCATCACCCGGTCGCCAACCGTGATCTGGAACCGGCCATCGGGCAGGCGCTCAAACGGCGAACCGTCGTCGCCCAAGTCCATGACGGTGGTCTGCTTGCGCCCACCATACCAGCGGTGCGCGCTTCCCGGCTTCCAACCGTAGAGGATCGGTTCGTGCTGCCACTGGTAGTCTGAGCGCCCCAGCACCAAGGCGTCCTTGCGCCAGACAATGCAGCCCGACAGCTTGAACCCTGCAGCCTTGAACGCGCCCCGGAAGTTCAGCCCCTCGGTGTCGGCATGCGCCACGTAGATTGCAGCCCCAGGCTTCATCCACGCGAACGTCGCCGTGTAGAACCCAAGCAGGAACTGGTAGAACTCGCGGTCGCCCATGTCGTCGTTTTTGATCGACCCAGCCGCAGACTCATAGCCCACGTTGTAGGGCGGGTCAGTCCACACAATGTCGGCCAGCGCGCCATCCATCAGGCGCTGCAGCGCGGTCACATCGGTGGCATCGCCCACGATCAGCCGGTGCGGCCCCATGACGTAGATGTCCCCGGGCTTTGACTGCGCCTCGGCAGGCAGCGCAGGCGCATCGTCCGGGTCTTTCTCGTCCTTGGCCGGGTCAAGCAGCCCGTCGATTTCCTCCAGGCTGAAGCCCGTCAGGGACAGGTCGAACCCATCGGAGCGCAGGTCGGCAAGCTCCACGCGCAGCATTTCAACGTCCCAGCCAGCGTCCAGCGCAATGCGATTGTCCGCCAGCACCAAAGCCCGCCGTTGCGCGTCAGACAGGCCGGTGAGGGTGATGGTAGGCACGCGCTCCATTCCGAGCGCCTGAGCCGCTTGTAAGCGACCGTGACCGGCAATGATGGTGCCATCCTCGGCCAGCAAAATCGGGTTGGTGAAACCGTACTCGCTGATCGAGCGCATCAGCGTCTCAACCTGGGCACGCGAGTGCGTGCGGCTGTTGCGCTCATAGGCCCGCAGGTCGGATGGGGTTTTGTAGTCGATGGTCAGCATGATGCAATCTTAGCAGCAGTGATGTGGAAAAGACAGCACGAACCAGGGAGAAGCGTTCTACACGTTTCTACACGTGCTACGCGTAGAAAACGCGTTTCTGCAAAACCCCCTTGGCGTGTGTGCATGTGCGTGTGCATGTGTATTAGTAGAGACAACATGTAGAACCCGTAGAACGCGTAGAAACCCAATAGAAACAAGAACTTAGTACGTGTAGAGCTTCTACACGTTCTACTCGTTCTTAACCCAGGCCCGATAGCTGCGACCACTTGATGCCTTCATCACAACATGCCGCCAGCCAAGCACCCGCATCACGCGACCAACGCGCTTTTGAACCATCTGGTCATGCCGCCCAACCTCGATCTTCAGGCAGTCGGACAAAATCTCGGATGTTGTCGGGCGGGGCTGGTTCCACAGCCATGCGCCAATCACGTTTTCCCATGAGTCGACATCGCGCCGCACCTCCGTCTCATGCTGCTGCATATCGACAGGAACGTCCCACCACGGCGCGCCCTGTTTGTAGAGATGCACAGCCTCCGCAAATAGCTGGTCTCGATTCCGCGTCAACCAATCGTGATTGACAGCGCCGCAGCGCACCGGCCAGAAGCGCCGCGCCCCTGTGTCGTCGCGCTGCCAGTCGTCGCGGTTGGTGGTGCAAGCCAGCACCGTCTGACGCGGGTGATCTTCGGTGTTGCGCCCGTATGACTTGCGGTAGCGGTCAACCTGACAGGAAATGATGCCCTTGATGCGCTCGACCTCAGCGCGCGTGAAAGAGTGCATTTCGGAAATCTCGACCAGCATGTGGCCCTGCAGCACGCCGTAAAAATCCTTCGACGTCACAGACTCATGGCACTCCGTAAACCACTTCCCGCCAAGAATTCGCAGCGCGGTCGATTTGCCTGCGCCCTGAGAACCCTCCAACACCGGCACAGTGTCCACCTTGCACCCAGGCTGGAACACGCGCGCCACCATGCTGATGACCCAGCACCGGCCCACAGCCTCGGTGTAGGAATTTTCCTCGGTGCCCAAGCCCTCGGACATGAGATAGGAAAGGCGCGACACGCCATCCCAGGTGTGGCTCGATAGCCAGTCTCTACACTCATTGCGGGTGTCGTGAAAAGCCGCCACAAGGGCCGCGTCATGGCAGGTCTGCACGCCGATGCGGTTTAGGCCGATGTGACGCTGCATGTAAAGCTGCAGCAGCACATCGTCAGCATCCTTCCACTGACGCTGCTGGCCCTGCCAAGTGGTGACGATGGTATCGAGAAACTCGTCGTACCAAATCTTGCCCTTCAGGTCAGGATCTCCCTCAATGGCCCGGACGACATTGTCCAGATTCATCACAGGAGCGCCCTTGTCGGTCAAAGCAAGGCCAAGCTGATCCCACAGACCAAAGCCTGTGGGCGTCGGTGCCGGTTTTTTCTCGACTTTGGCTGGCACCGATGGCGCGGCCACCAAAGCAGCAGCCTCCACTAGCTCCGCCCTTGGACGCGCCCACGCAAGAAAATCCTGCCAGTCGAATCCAGAATCCGCCGCATCCCATCCATCCGGCAAGCCATCAATGCCGAGCATCTTCACCTCGAGGCAGTGCGGCAGCAGCTTGTCTGCCAGCTTGCGCATGCACTCGACACCAGCCGCATCGGCATCCGGCCACAGCAACACCTTTCGGCCATGCAGCGGGCTGAAATCCGCCTTCCCAAGCGCCTGCGCGCCACCCGGCCATGTCACCACAGCGTAGCGGTCGCCCACGATGGCCTGCGCTGCATCGGCTGACTTCTCGCCCTCGACCACCAGCACCCGCGCATTCAGGGTCAACCGATCCAGCCCGTACAGCGGGCGAGACTCTGGAAACTGCTTCATCACCCACCCACGACCATCAGCCCACACCCACGGCACAATCTGCTTGCGGCCCTCGGGCGGGTCATAGCGCGCCACATGCCCCAGCAGCGCGCCGTGTTTGTCTCGGTAGGCCCACGACGCGGCAGGCTTGCCCCAGGTTGGATGCCGCAGCGTGCAGGCAGGCGCATCCGGTGGCACAGGCAGCACAATGTGCAGATCAGGCTGGGCGGGTTTCGCTGGCGCAGGCCGAGACAGGCAGACAGGAGCATGTCCGTTCGTAAGCTGCCGATAGGCGTCACCCTGCTCGATGCGATGCACCGCAGCGTAGAGCGCGATCAGATCGCCGCCGCCCTCGCCCGACGCGAAATCCATCCACACGCCAGTCTTGAGATTGATCGAGAGCGACTCGCCCTCAGACCCATGCAGGTCGCCCACCACGTACTCGTGGCCGCGCCGCTTGCCAGCCGGGAACCACTCCCGGCAAAGTGACTCCGAGCGAGCAAGTAGCTCGGATGAAAGAGATGCGAAGTCCATATATCCCCTGGCAGACACGGCGCGAAATGAAGGTGGGGCAGCCCCCGCGCCAGGACTGAGGCTCCGTCATCCGATGATCAGTCGAATCAAGCCCCTCGGAAATTCTAGCATCACTGATGCGGAAATCCCAACACCTGCGCCACGATTGTGTCAGCCGAGCGCGCTACAACCGCCACCGCGCCACGCGCACGCATGGCATCGAGGAAGGCCTTCTGCTCGGGCCGCAGCCGCCCCGTTGCCGATTTGCACTCGACAAAGAACGCGCGCCCATCGGGCCGGAAGCCGAACAGGTCGGAGAACCCACGCGGCAAGCCGGTCTGCACCGGCCTGCCATCGCGGGTATAAAACAGGCCGACATTCGCGCGGAACACCGCGCAGCCTGCGTCTGACAGCGCCAGCATGCACTGGCGCAGCACCGATGCCTCACGCATCAGTAGCCCAAAGAAAGTCGAAACTCGACCACCCACAAGGCAAGGATGAACTCGGGGCCGTGGGGCATAAATCCAAACGCAAACACCGGCCATCTGTGGCGGAAAAACTCCACCTCAAATTTCAGTTTTCTACGCATTGGACAGTTCCCCCCCGCAAGCCGCGTAGCCACACACATCGACCCAAGAGTCCATGTGCGCCGGGTTCCCACCCAAGCGGGCCACCTTGAACAAGATCATCATCTGCGCGACCTGCGCAGGCGTGATCGTGACGCCAAGGTGGGCAGACCACAGCGCAGCAATGCGCCCAAAGGTCAGCGCGGGCGAGCCGTGGGTCTGGTCACGGTCGCCGTTGACCAGACGCTCGGCAGTCGACAGGACGTCAGAACGGGATGTCATCGTGCTGAACCTTTGGTGCTGGTGCGCGCCGCTGGGCCGGTGCAGGAGCCTGCTCGGCCTCCTTCGGCTCGAACATCGACACCATGATCTGGTCGCTGCCCTCGCGGAACGGCACGCCTGCCGGGTTGAAGCTGCGGTCAATCAGAATGACCTTGCCGCCATCGTCCATCTGCAAGACGGAACCAATGTTCTTCCAACGGGCCTTCTCTTCGCCGTTGCGGTCGGTGTAGCTGCCGGTTTTGACAGCCAGATCGTACAGTTTACGTGTTGCCACGATTTCTCCTTGGTGATTGAGCCTCGCGCATTTTGCGCATCTTCGCCTGGATCTGTTCTCGCGTCATTTTTGCATTCGACGCACGACCAGCCCTGGCACCTTGCTGACGCTTTTCCTCTGGCGTCATGTCCCTGTTGATCCGCCGCACTTGCTCCGCATGCTTCACGGAGCGCGTCACCAGCACAGCATGCTCTGGGTTCACGCACCCGTCGCAGCCGCACACGTTCAGCGCGTGCAGATCGAAAATCTCGCCCACGAATAGCTCGAAGGCCGCGCGCCCAGGCTCGATGCAAGGCGCGTCTTTGTTGCCCAAGCGGAACACCCGCCCACCCGTCCACAGCCAGCACCCAGCAAACGGCACCATGACGACCTTCTCGAGGAAGCGATCCTCGGCAGGCCGAAACTCGCCAGCCTTCGCCATCAGCGCGTCCCCCTGGCCTGGAAAACGTGCAGCGCCCATCCGCGCGGGTTCTTGTAGCCACGCGCCACGCCCAGCTTGATCAGTTCGTCAAGAGACTTCGCTGACCCCTGCTCCCGCATCCGGTCACGCCGCATCTGCGACGGATCGACCTCGACAAGCTCACCGGCCTGCTCATCAATTACGCGGCCCTGCGGAATCCAGACATGCCCACAGGCGCACTTCTGAACATTGGCGCGCACCACCGCAAAGCATGATGGGCACTGCTTGACGGCCACATCCTCATCGACCTTGCGCCGCTTTGCCTTCGCCCCGTCCAGACTCCACAGCCGGTCATCATCGGGCAGGCCATGGCGCAGAGCATTGCCAGCGTGATCCAGGATGATCGCCTCCAGCTTCCCAGGCGCAGGCCGCAGCGCCCGCCCAACCTGCTGCAAGAACAGGCTCAGGCTTTGGGTGGGCCGCAGCAGGATGGCAACCTCGATGCCAGGAATGTCCACGCCCTCGCCGAATAGCTCCACGTTCGACAGGATCAGCGTCTCGCCACGCTCAAACCGGCCCAGCGCCGCATCGCGCTCACGCGGGTCAGTCTCGCCATCGACGTGCTCGGCAGGGATGCCAGCAGCCCGGAACATCGCCACCACGTGCTGGCTGTGCTCGACGCAGGTGCAGAACACCACCGCCCGCTTGCCAGCCGCCAGCCGCTTGTAGTGCAGCACCGCGTCACCGGTGATCGACGGACGATCCATGACCGCCGCCGACTCGGAGCGAACGAAGTCGCCCATGCGGGTGTGCACGCCGCCCAGGTCAGGGCGCGACGGGGCAAACAGCCGGTAGCGCGCCAGATAGCCCTGCTCGATCAGCCAGGACACGGACGGGCCAAGCACAATCTGCCGGAACCAACGCCCCAGGCCGGTGCCATCCAGGCGCTCCGGTGTGGCAGACAGCCCGATGTGAATGGCGTCCGGATACGCCTCGTGGATTTTCGCCCAGGACGCAGCCGCCACATGGTGGCACTCGTCCCAAACGATCAGCTTCGGACGCCGCATCCGGTGATGCCGCTGCGCCAGGGTCTGCACAGAACAGATCTGGACAGGCTGCAAAGAATCACCTACAAACCCTGCCGCAACGATTCCGTGGGGGATGCCCACCGCGCGAAACGTGCGCGCCGACTGCTTGATCAGTTCCCGACGATGCACGACGAACCAGGACTGCTGCCCACGCGCAGCCGCAGTGCCCAGCATGTGCGCGCACAGCGCCGTCTTGCCTGCGCCGGTGGGTGCCTGCAGGAGAATCGAAGTCTCGCCCTCGCGGATCAGATCACGCGCCTGGGTGATGATGTCGGATTGATAGGGACGTAAGGCGAATGTCACACGCGCCCCTGCATCATCGCCCAGGCATCAGCGCGCAACCGCTGCGCCGATGCATCGCCCCGAACTTTCGCCACGCCCTCAAGATAGCCACGCCGATGCGCATTCGATGGCATCGACACAACCATCCGTACCTCGCAAGCATGACGAAACGCCTCGCTTGCACGCGGATCAGGATCATCCGGGCAGCACTGCCCGCAGCGGCACTTAAACATGGATCAGGTCAGCCGCCGTGATATCCAGGCCAGCCTCACGCGCCAGCCGCAGGATGACAGCCTGATGCACAGACGGCACCCGGCCATCCAGCCCACGCTTATCAGCAGGCATGCGCCAGCGCGCCACCGACGAACTGTTGATGTTCAGCGCCCG